ACGAGTATAGGGAGGATGGCGAGTCCATCATGCGCTACCTTTTGAAAATAGCGACGGACAGCAACAAACCGGAAAGTGTTAGATTACAAGCGGCTAAGACTGCTCTACCTTATCTTAAACCTGCCCTGAGTGCTGTAGAGCAGACAGTGATCGAGCCAGCGGCCACCAAGACTGACGAGGAGCTACTCCAGTCCATAGCTGATCTGATATGTGCTAATCCTGACCTGGTCCAGCGTGCTCTAGCTCTCAACGCCCAGGCTAATCCAAGCGTACAACCTGTTGAATCTAAACCTGATCTAAGCATAGGTGATGAGGTGGACAAGGTAGCGTAGTAAGTGCTTACTTCAGGCTAGGTTAGTGAGTGCTTACTACAGGCCAGGTAGGGGTAGGGAGACCCCCCAACGACTTGGAGTGAGAGTGGTCATACCCCTCCCCGAATTTTATGAAGGATTTAGGCTGCATCTAACACTTGCATCTAACTTAAGTTGCATCTAACATGACTGCATCTAACAAAGGTGTTGAATGTCAGAGCAAAGGAGATGCGTTTGTGGAGAACTCTACTGGTGGCCGAGGGGGTGGTGGAAGCATGAGCAATGTGGATTGGTGGATAAGGGGGTATCAGTTGAGTTATCAGATCAAACTGATGAGGCTCCTGATAAACCAGTTGCTCGACAATCAGTACCTAAGCAACGGTGGTCCCGCGAAGCCTATAACGCCTACCAGAGAGACTACATGAGGAGGAAGCGTGCCTTGGACACCGAGTGAGTTTAGGCGAAAGCACAACAAGAAGCTGACCCTGAAGCAGGCTGGAAGGGCGGCTTTGATAGCGGAGAGGATCATGGAAAAAGGGGGTGATGAGGGGGTAGCGATAGCCACCGCGAACAAGCTCGTAAAGAGAAAGAAATGACTTTATATCTTCATATCGTGTATATTTTAGTATGTCCGTATAACTACGATAAGGAGATAGGTTATGGAAAGTTCTGATAGATTGGTTCCATTGCAAGAGGTAATGCATATGCTTGGATTAGGAAGAACAACTATTTACAAACTGGTTGAGCTTTCTAAATTACCAAAGCCTATAAAAACAGGTGGCGGGAAGTCTGCTAAGATTTTATGGCCTGAATCAGAGATTAACGCTTTTATTGAGAAACTAAAAAAAGAAAGAGACATGGAATTAGCTTGATATGACCTTTAACCAGGGGTTTGAGAGGAGGTTTGAGAACTGGAGGCGGTGGTGCCTGATGAATGGGAGATTCCAGGCCAAAGCCGGTAGTGCTGAGGGTAATTATCGAAGCGGACAGGTCTGGGAGGATGTGCAACCCAGACCCCGCTGGTTGATAGAGTTGAACGTCCCAGATGCGGTTGAAGTAAACCGGGTATATGTGAGTCTTTCTTACTGGGATCGTAGAGTTATTAAGGTTTTGTGGTTTAGAACTCACTGGAAACCGCAGTGGCAGGGACAAAAGTTAGGGGTTCACTACACCAAACTGGAAGAAATCGGCACCAAATCCCTTGAAAACCTCAGAATGCGTCTTGACAAGCCAGTTTCAGGTTATAGAATGACCTCCACGGTGTCAGCCGTTCTTAGCCCTCTGGGGGCTATTGATGTCTGAAGTCCCGATTTTACTGAAATCCAGGGATAACCTCCTGGAAGACCTCTTGTTTCAACTCGAACAACAAGGGGCAAGTCTAGACACACTGAATCAATACCGAATTCTGATCGAAAGTCAGTTAATCGAACGACTGCTTCTCTCAGGAGCCTTGTCTGACACTCGCTGAAGCCTCTGGTGGTGAGTTTTCCAAGAAATGTAGAGACTGGCTGACCCAAAGAACCAAAGCCCATGCGATTCTCGTTCCCAGTGCAACCGCTGCTCTTGAAGCTTCAGTCCTGCTTTCGGGGGTTATGGAAAATGATGAAGTTATTTTACCGTCTTTTGCCTACCCCACCTGCGCCTCCGCGATTATCAAAGCGGGTGGGACGCCTGTTTTTTCTGACATCAATCCGCAAACGCTGAATCTCGACCCACGGTTTTTGGAAAGATCCATCACTTCAAAAACCAAAGCAGTAATGCCCATCTGGTATGCCGGGGTCCCGGAACCGGAACCGATACTGGATATCTGCAAAAAACACGGCCTTAAACTAATCGAGGACGCAGCCCAGGCAATAGGGAATTTTGAACTCAGTGGAGACTTTGGAGCGATTTCTTTTCACTTCACCAAAAATGTTTCAGTCGGTGAAGGCGGAGTTTTACTCTGTAAACCGGGATACGTAAAAAAAGCCAAAACCCTCTGTGCTTGTGGCACGAATCGCTGGAACGACAGAAAGAACTGGAACTGGATAGAAGCCTTCGGCTCTTCGTTCATCATGTCAGAGATGCTGACCCAACCCCTGTGGCAGAGACTTCAAGCCACCGATTTTGTTAACAGGCAAAAACGGGAAATCTGGCAGATTTATTCAGAGAACATAAAAGCACCGTGGAAATCCACCAAACCCGGCAATGGACATATTTTCTGGTTCTGCTCTGAAAAACAGAAAGAACTTTTAGAAATTCCCGGTCTGGTCAAACACTACGAAGCCCTGCACCTATCGACTCCGGGAAGAAGATATGGAAGAAACTACGACGCCTGCAACGTCTCAACTACCGTTACAGAGCAAATCGTAAGGCCCCCCATGAACGTTACCTACCAGGAAGCAAGAGACATCGCTAAAACTATCAACTCGATACTAGGATAATTTATGAAGATGAACCGACAAAACCCCGGCGGTGAAGGTTCCTTGAAAACAGGCTATGCCCCCGGCCAGATGAAGAAGTTTGATAAGAAGGCAGACGGAGACCTGAAGCCCTACGGACTTACTACAAAGTATTCCGCCAGGGAACCCGGTCTTTCTGGAATGGCAAAAGGCGCTCACGTGCAGAAATCAGGTCATGCGAACAAGTCTTTTACCGGCTCCACTGTGACCGGTACTTTCCGCGACTTTGACGACTGATGCCTCGCGGCGACTTCAATATACCAATAAATTTACATGGCTTTGACGACTGATGCCTCGCGGCGACTTCAATATACCAATAAATTTACATGGCACCGGCAGTTCTTCGTGGACATCCGGTAACGGGACGATAAAGTATTTCCCGTTATCCAAGGATGATTATGTTGATCTTGAATCACTCGCCAAAGATCATATTTTTAATTCTGCTGGTCCATCTAATCCTGTATTTGAAAAGAACGATAAGTTACTGACGTTTGGCTCCTGTTTTGCAAGAGAACTCGGTAAATGGCTTGCCAATCATGGCAGGACAAGCCAATTCGTTTATACTCCGACTGGACTTAATAATTCCTTCGCGGTAAGACAGTACATAGAATGGGTGACCACGGGGAACCGCGCAACGGATGCGTATTGGTATGATGTCTCAAATGAGACATGGCAACCTCAAGCGGAACAGGAAACAGTACTAAATGCATTAAAAGAAGCTCATGGGTTTGTTTTTACCTTCGGTCTATCGGAAGTCTGGAGAGACAGAAAAACCAGAGGGGTTTTCTGGAGAGGGGTTCCAAAAAAAGCGTTCGACCCTGAAATCCATGAATGCGTTGTGTCCAGCGTAGGAGAAAACCTCGACAACATGCTGAAAATCCGCTCCCTCATTCGGGAGCATGTGGGAAATCAGCATATCATTTATACTTTAAGCCCAATTCCACTGAATGCCACGTTTCTGGAACGATCCATTTTCGAGTCAGACTGCGTGAGTAAATCCGTACTACGGGTTGCGTTAAACGAATTCTTCAACAATAAATTCCAGAATACGTGGTACTGGCCGAGTTTTGAGTTTGCGAGATGGTGTGGAAGTCATAGTCCTCATGTCATGATAGGGTCGGGAAAGAACGCCAGGGATATTCCAGCAGAGATTGTAAAGATAATTATTGATAATTTTGCGGTTAAATTCTTAAAGTGAGTTTCTGGGAAAGATCGGAGAAAAACACAGCGATAAAGCCGCTGGCGGAAATCGACTACAAAGCCTTGAGGCTGATGCTGGAAAGAAGCGAAGGGTCGGAGTCTCTAAAGAAACGCCATCTCACTAAATTCGATAGGGCCTGGAAGCGAGGACAACTCTGCTATGCCAAGGAAGAAACCACCATCCAGAAATGGATACGGTGCGAAGCGCGTTTCACGCTTGGCAACTACGAAGACTGGTCAGGCTGGGAATACAGAGATAGATGGTCGGAGAAAATCTGGTTCCATAATCCGTTCCATGTCCCGGTTTGGAGAGGCGACCGGGTTGAAACCTTATACGTCATTGGGGAGCAGGGAATCGGTGATGAGGTTCTGCTATCCCAGTGCATACTGGATGCAAAACAAAGAGTCAATTCCATCGTCTTTGAAACCCAGGATAGACTTTGCCCGATCTTTGAAAGATGCTTTGGCGTGGGCACTCAGAAAGCTATCGTGGGAGCGGATCTTATCCGCAGGGCGCAGCCTTTCGAGGCCGACGCTTGGGTATCGCTGGGTGAACTCCCGAGGATTTACCGGAGAACAGGTGCCGATTTTCCAAGGGTCCCTTATATCCATCCCTCCCCGGACCGACTCCCGGAAATGGAACGATACCGCAATCGAGTGGGCATCTCATGGAGAGGTGCGCAGGGGAAGATCGACTGGAGAAAACTCCTACAACGATATCCCGAAGCCATTTCGCTCCAGTACGACCAGGTTGAAGAAGAAGTCGAAAAACCGCACATAGACTTGAGAGAAGACCTCGAAGGAATACTCGCCTTGCTCTCGGTATTGAAAAAAGTGGTCACAGTATCGACTACGGTCGCTCACATGGCAGCAGCCTCGGGGGTCGATACCGATGTCGTTTTAGCCCCGCAATGGTCTGGAATCAGAAAGAACATATTACCGTGGAGATGGCTCGACCTCTCCTGTGAAGATGTCCCTAGAAAAGCCAGGTGGTACGGAGATCACGTAAAGGTCTACCAGAACTGGGGTGAGTATGTCGCTTGGTCTTGAAGACCTGAAGGAAAGAGGATTTAACAACCCGATACGGGTGATTCATTCGATTTGCGGTGGAATAGTTTTCTTCCACAACGGCGTCCCAAGAGGTAAATCAGGAATCATCAACCCAGAGAAGGTGATTCTGTTTAACGGCGCTAAACCGAAGGATGGTGATCCTATAATCTGTGTCCATTGCGGTTACGAAGTTCGTAAAAACCAACTGGAGTTCCTGATACACGATGCCTAAAAAGACGGTAATAACCAGTTTCACGGAAAAAGGCTACCAGCAGTACGGAAAAAAGTTCATCGAGACTTTCAGGCAGCATTGGCCAGACAATGTGGAATTGGTGGTGTTTTATGAAGGCACCAACCTGCGGGACGGGTGGCGAACCATAAACGAAGTCAAGAACCTGGAAAACTGGATGAGAGTGATAGCCCCATTCCAGATCATGTCAGGATCCTTGTTTGACCAGTATTCCATAGAGTATGACGCGAGAACCAACCGGGTCATATTCATGCAGAACCACGCCTTGAGAAAATTCAAGGGAAAAGTTTTCTGGATAGACGGGGATGTGATTACCCACTCCAAAGTCCCGGAGACTTTTCTGGATGAAGTGTTGCCGGACGACAAGATGTGCTGTTTTCTTGGGCGGGACGGATGGTACGACTCAGAAACCGGGTTTATCGGATTTAACTACGACCACCCCGAGTGCGAGCATTTCCTGAAGATCGAGGAAAACACCCTTTTCTCTGGAATCATCTTCACGCAGCATAGATGGTGGGACATGGTTTGTTTTGACTGGTCGAGAACCGCTTTCTGCGCACAGTCTCCCGAGAAGAAAGACTACTTTGTTGATCTCGCAAAAGACCTCCCGAGGGGCACGATGCATGTCTTCGTCAATTCAGTGGTTGGCGCTTACATGGATCACCTGAAAGGTAAGCGTAAAGGAAAAACCTCCTACGCCAAAGACCTCGTAGTGGAAAGACCGGAACCCTACTGGCAAGCGATCATCAATGGCAGCGCCCCGGCTTAAACCCCACGACGCTACCGAGTACATCCAGCTATTACAGTGGATGCGAGGAGCGAAGTCCATCCTTGAGATAGGCTCCCGGTTTGGATATCCCCTGGTTGATTTTGCTCACTGCATGGATGGTCGTGGCAAAGTCGTTTCCGTAGATTTGCCTGACGCGGAAGGATGGAATGACAAATTGTCCAGAGAGGCCATCGTACATCTCAGAAATAACATCCAGCAACTCTATAACGAAGGTTACGATGCGGTTCTCTACGAGGGTGATTCAAAGGACCCCGGAATTGTTAATGCAGTCCGAAGTCATGGACCCTTTGACGTGGTGTTCATTGACGGAGATCACTCCTACGAAGGAGCAAAATACGATTGGATGAACTACGGCCCGATGGGGAAGGTGGTGATTTTCCACGACATCAAGAAGTCCGAAAGACCCCAGGACTCCCATATCGGGGTGTGGAAGTTGTGGAAGGAACTGAACGAAGACGACGACCTGGACTGTGTGGCTTTTATCGCTGATGGCTCCCCAATGGGAATAGGTAAAGTTGAGCGAGAGACAGCTAGCGCCTGATTTATCCGGGATTCATCCTGGACACCTGGCGCGGTATTTCTTCTCCGCTTCAATGGTTAAAGGCACAGTCCTGGACGCGGCCTGCGGTTGTGGCTATGGTTCCAAAATCATGCAGGACTCAGGGGCTTTTGTCACCGGGATAGATCTCGAACAGGAAGCGATAGAATACGCGAGGAAGTACTACCCCGGACCGGAATACATCCTCGCAGACGTAACCAAGTACCATGGACGGTATAACTGGGTCGTTTCTTTTGAGACACTGGAACACCTGCCAGACCCGGTTCCGGCTTTGGTGAAATTCCGGGAGTCAAAACACCTTATTATTTCGACCCCGAACCAGGAGAATTACCCATTCAGACCTGAGTCTTATGAAGGAGACCGGTTCCCGCATGTGAAGCACTACATGCCTTTGGAGCTGGATGAACTGTTAAAGAACAATAACTGGGAAGTCATCGAACGATTCTGCCAGCCGAAAAAGACTTCACCAGTAGTAGAAGGGACGGATGGGATGTTTTTAATCTACGTATGCCGGTAGATGAATGGGCAATAAAGGAAACCCAGCAGGGTGGGTTCAGAGGTCTTGAAAAGATACAACCCTATGTCATGCGGTTGTTGTCATTGTTGAGGTTGGGAGATTCCATTCTGGACGTTGGATGTGGGAATGGCATTCTGAGGAAATCGCTTCCGAATGATGTGTTTTACACGGGCGTGGATCTATACGCTGTTAATGATGAGCCGTGGTTCATCAGTGGCGATTTCATGGATTTGAAAGACCAGTACGATGTGGTGTGGTGTTCCAGAGTTATTCTTCATCTCAAGGACTATATTCCGGCAATCGAGAAATTACTGGCTCTCTCAAAACGGATTTGCGTCATCGTAACAACGCTGGGAGATATTGATACATATCAGCAGAAAATAGGCGGGGAAATAGTTCATTTTAGGACATTGCCAGAGGAAGTTTTCAGGTCTTTCGGGAAATGCGAGATTACAAGAAGCAACAACTCCTTATACTACTGCATCGTGTATGAGCGTTAGTTTTTATCTTTCTCAATCCGAGAAAGAGAATGTCGTCATACAGTCTCTTTTCGAGGGTTGTCCAGAAGCCAAGACTTTAACGACCCTGGACGACTACCAGCCCTCAGAGGTAGCAGTGGTCATGGGGGTATTCAAGAAAGCCGTTCCGGTATCTTTCCCCAGAGGTCATGTCATTGCGGAGCAGAAACGACGCGGGTTAAAAGTACTCGTTTTGGAGTCTGGGTACATCTTCAGAGGTGACGGAGAGAACAACTACTACGCCCTGGGTTGGGGTGGGATAAATGGACGGGCTGACTTCAGGAACCAGAATAGTCCAGAAGACAGGGCTTTGAAACTCGGTGTTAAACCGAGGCCCTGGAAAACCGGAAGTAAAATCCTTCTCTGCGGGCAGGTTCCCTGGGATGCTTCAGTCGATTTCACCGATCATATCGCATGGCTCAATGAAACGGCCAATGTGCTTAAAATGCTCTCCCAGAGAAAAGTGGTTTTCAGGCCACATCCTTTAGCGAAGCTTAATCCCATACCGGGGTGTGAATACAGCTTTGGGAGACCGATTGGAGACGACCTGGAAGACTGTCATGCTGTAGTAACTTTTAACTCCAATTCCGGTGTCAATGCAGTACTTGAAGGTATCCCGGTGTTTGCCTTTGACATGGGGTCGATGGTGTATTCAATAGCCAACAAGACCTTGAGCCAGATCGTCAATCCATTGCTTCAGGACAGGACACAGTGGCTTAACGATATCGCTTACGCGCAGTGGACACCGGAAGAAATGCGTTCAGGAGAAGCATGGGAACACATATCCCGGCCAAAACCTATAAGTCAATAATCCGTCAAATACCCATCGTCTGTGTTGATCTGTTGATAAGACAAGACGATAAATACCTTCTGGTAAAAAGGCGCGACGAACCCAGAAAGGGGCAATGGTGGGTACCGGGCGGGAGAATTGATTTTTCTGAATCAGCAGTGAGCGCAGCAGTCAGGAAATGCAATGAAGAAACCAACCTGTATTTCTCGATGCCAACCTTTGTCAGATATTACGAGGAATACTACAAGACCAGCGCCTTTCATGTTCCGTGTCATACCGTAAGCCTGGTATTTACCGGGATTGGAATAGGAACCGTGAAAGTAAACCGGGAGTCATCCAGCTATAAATGGGTTGAAGTACTACCCTATGATTTTCTCTCCGGGCTTCGATGAATATCGAGGAAGTCAGGCAATTACTGAAAAGAAAGTTTGAAGGTCCAGACGTACTGGAAGCACTCCGATTCCGCCTCGAGGTCCATCTGGAGGACCCGACGCGAGACCCCCTTAGCGCCCAGGTCTGGGCTGCTTATCTCGAACTACCCAGTCTTCTCAAAGAACCGTTTACCCTGTTGGATGCCGGTTGCATGTCCGGTTTTTTATACCATCATCTGAAGCGTTACTTCAACGACTTTACTTATGTCGGTATGGATAGGTGGCCGCAAGCTTTACAAATAGGGAAAGAATACGCTCCTGGGGTGAAATTCATCGAAGCGGATTTCACACAAGACTCCATAGGAGAATTCGACTACATCGTGCTTTCCAACATCCCCTGGAAAAGCAAAGAACATTACCAGACAGCGATTGATAACCTTCTGCCCCAGGTGAAAAGATCGCTGATCGTGATGCCGCCCAATTCAAGCATGGTGATATTTGAAAGAACTCCAGGAAGCACTGGCGGCGCTTGAACGAAGAAGGAGCATATTCCGGCTTGAATACTACAAGCCCTATGACTACCAGAAACGGTTTCATAACGCTAAAGGACATTTAAGCGAATTCCCGGCAGAGCAAAAAGTCTTGATGGCCGCGAATCAAACCGGAAAAACGACCTGTGCGGCGTTTGAAGTGGCTTACCACGCCACCGGACGGTACCCGGATTGGTGGGAAGGCAGACGGTTTAATAGGCCAGTCTCGATTCTCGTCGGGGGTAAAACCAACGAAACGGTCAGAGACATCTGCCAGAAGGAGCTTTTTGGAGAGCCGGGTGACCCCCAAAAGAAGGGAACCGGGACAGTGCCTTTGATAGCTTTGGGAAAGTCCACTTCAAAACCGGGAGTCCCGAACGCAATAGACACCCAGTTAATCAAGCACGTCAAAGGAGGAGTTTCAAAACTGATGTTCAGGGCCTACGAGCAGGGTCCTGAGAAGCACATGGGGATAAGAATTGATTTGGGTTGGGCGGACGAAGAACCGCCGCAGGAAATCTGGTCCCAGTACTTAAGAGCCACGATTTCCACCAACGGGTTGTTGATGATGACCTTCACCCCGGAGGAAGGCATTACGGTGGTGGTGAATGGGATCCTCCACGACATCCAAAAGGGCCAAGCTCTGATTAACGCAACTTGGGGTGATGCGCCGCATTTAACCAACCCGGATGGATCTTTGACGGACAAGGCCATCCAGAAGATGAATTCATTTCCTCTGCATGAACGGGAGATGAGAACGAAGGGCGTGCCATTCATGGGGAGTGGGCTTATTTTCCCGTTTACCGAAGAACAGTTGTCTGTAAACCCAATCGAGATTCCAAGGCATTGGCCGAGGATCATCGGTATCGACTTCGGCCACGATCACCCTTTTGGGTCTGCCCAACTCGCGTGGGACCGTGATTCAGACATTGTTTATGTGATTTCCGACTACCAGGAATCAAGGGCGATTCCGGCGATCCACGCTGCCGCGATAAAACCGTGGGGGAGCTGGGTGCCTGTCGCGTGGCCTCACGATGGATTGAACACCGAGAAGTCCACCGGAGATGAACTGAGAAAATCTTACGCGGATTGCGGATTGCTTCTATTGCAGAAAAACGCAACCAATCCTCCAGACGCCGCTCAAGGCCAGCAGGAAGGGGAAGGGGGTAATTCAGTTGAGGCTTCCATTCTC